GGGGCAAGCGGCGCTTCTGGTGTTGTTATTTTTGAATGGTGATCCATGAAATACGCTTTTGTATCTCTTGCGGAACCCGTATACAAGTATGATGGCACCGTTCTTGGTGCGCGTATCGTTCAGGTTGAAGACGTAAAACATCTGGTCGAAACTGACGTTTTGATTTGGGTAGATTGCGCGGATGACACCGTCCCGAATCAGGTGTACTACGACACAACGGCGCAGACTATCAACCCAATCCCCTCGCCGCCTCCACCCGCCGATCAGCCGGTTACCCAAGGGACTCAGCAGCTATGATCGGCGTAGTGCCACGGCATGACTTCACCTACGACGGCGCAACCGTCAGGGTGTATCACGCCAACAAGGGCGAGGGTCTGCCACGCCACGAGCATTCCTACTCGCATGTGACCTTCTGTTCGGCTGGATCGTGCGAGGTGCGCAAGCAGGGTAAACAGTTAGTTATGGACAAGAACACACAGCCCATCAACCTTGTTGCCGCCGAGTGGCATGAGATTGAGGCGTTGGAAGACAACACTGTCTTCATCAACGTGTTCTCGGAAAGAAAGGGCTAGTCATGTTCGGTGCATTGTTTTCATTCCTTGGCGGCTCTGCGTTCCGCATGATCTGGGGCGAGGTTTCCTCATACCTCAACAAGCGGCAGGATCATCAGCATGAGCAGGAGATGATGAGGCTTCAGGCGGAACTCGACCAGAAGGCGCACGAACGTGCGCTTGAGAATATGCGGTTGCAGAACGAACTTGGTGTAAAGATGGTGGAGGTTCAGAAGGACGCCGCCATCCAGACCGCAGAAGCGGAGGCGTTCTCCAACGCCATGAAGGATGCGTTTAAACCCACCGGCATCACTTGGGTAGATACATGGAACGGTATCATCCGTCCGCAGTTTGCCCAGTTCGCCCTGCTGCTCTGGTTTGCCAAGGTGGTGGGTCAGGGTTTCGTGATGGACAACTACGACATGGAGCTTTCGAGCGCCGTGCTTGGTTTCTTCATCGCTGACCGCGCCTTGATGCGCCGCAACAAATGAACCTTGAAGCCCTGTACTCTTTGATCAAGCGGTTTGAGGGATGCCGCCTGATGCCCTATCTCTGTCCTGCCGGTGTGTGGACTTGCGGGTGGGGCAGTACCGGGCCAGATGTTTTTCCCGGTAGACCGTGGACTCAGGAGTACGCCGACCAGCGTTTAAAGACAGACGCCATGAAGTTCACCAAAATAACCATGCAACTGTGCCCCTCCCTTGAGGGGCTTCAGCTTTGTGCCATCACCGATTTTGCCTACAACTTGGGTGGCGGTAACCTTCGGCACAGCACCCTGCGCAAGCGCATCAATGAGGGTGATATGGAGGGCGCGGCCAGAGAGCTTGGCAAATGGGTGAACGGCGGGGGCAGGAAGCTGCCCGGTCTTGTGTCGCGTCGAGCCGCCGAAGCTGCGTTGTTGAGGAGTGCGTAAATGCCGTTGACCAAGATATCGTTGCGTCCGGGTATCAACAAGGAGTCCACCACTTATGCTGGTGAAGGTGGCTGGTTTGAGTCGCAGCTTGTCCGCTTTCGTTCCGGCTACCCGGAAAAGATCGGTGGCTGGGTTCGCAACGGCACAAGTACCTTCTATGGCATCGCAAGGCTGCTGTGGAATTGGGTGACGCTAACCGGCTACAACCTGCTTGGAGTTGGCACCAACCAGAAGATGTATGTCGAAAGCGGCGCGGCTTACAACGACATCACCCCGCAAGTAAGAGACGCAACGCCGCCGTTTGCTGTCGTTACGACAAAAACAATCCTTACTTACGGAATGTCTGCCACCACTGGCTCAAAAAAAGTAACCGTAACCTGCGCGGCGCACGGGTCTTCCGTGGGTTCTTTCGTAACTATTCCCGGCTCAACCACTGTTGGTAGCTTAACCATAGGCGGGGAGTATGAGTTAGTCGAAGTCCTTGACGGTAATACGTTCACCATTGCTGCCGCATCTGCGTCAACATCCAATGGGTCAGGGCCAAGTGCTGGTTCGCTTACCCTGACATTCCAAATCGCCGCTGGCAACTCTGTTTACACCACCGGATTTGGTTGGGGCGCAGGGGTTTGGAACAATGTGGTTTTTGGGGCGGCAAGTACAACCCTCAAGGGTGCGATCAATTCGGTTACTGGAACCATTACAGTTAACAGCACTACTGGTTTCCCCGCGTCCGGTTCGATAGTGATCGAATCAGAAATCATCTCCTACACCGGCACCACAACACTCCCGGACACCTTCACCGGCTGCACTCGCGGTACCTTACTAAGCTCTGCAACAGCCCACATAAGCGGGGTTGCAGTGCAGCAGTATTCCAGTAAAACATCCGGGTCTGCCGCGCATGGATGGGGTACGGCGGCGTCTTCGTCAGGTGTCGGGCAGCAGCTTCGCCTGTGGACAATGGATAACTACGGGCAGGACTTGGTGTTTGCCCAACGCAACGGGGCGCTTTACTACTGGACGGCTGATACATCCTCCTTTGCCCGTGCGCAGCCGTTGACTAAGCTTACGTATGACCTATATACGTCGAGCGCGACCTTGTATCCGTATGATTGGCGTTTTGTACCAACCCAGACTCTTGTTCTGAAAGCCTCCGACATCCAGCGGTTTGTCATCTGCTTTGGGGCAAACCCATACATCCCGGTTTCTGCTACATATCCAAACCCGCAAGACAGCGCGTTTGATCCCATGCTTGTGCGTTGGTCTGATCAAGAGAATATCTACCAGTGGGCGCAACTCAGCACCAACCAAGCCGGTGAACAACGTATGTCGCACGGCTCTACCATTGTGGGGGCGCTGACCACCCGTCAGGAAATCTTGGTATGGACTGACTCGGCGCTCTATTCCATGCAATATCTCGGCCCTCCCTATGTGTGGGGCTTCACTGTTCTGCTGGATAGCATCTCCATTATCTCCCCTAACTGTACGGCGTCAGCCGCCACGGTTGTCTACTGGATGGGTAACGACAAGTTCTACAGCTACTCTGGCCGGGTCGAGACGCTGCCCTGCACTTTGCGTACATATGTCTATAACGACCTGAACCGCAGTCAGGCTTATCAAATCGTATGCGGTACCAACGAGGGCTACAACGAGGTGTGGTGGCATTACCCATCAGCCAATAGTCTGGTAAACAACCGATATGTCATCTACAACTATCTGGATCGGGTCTGGTATCACGGCGATTTGAATCGCTCCGCGTGGCTTGATAGTTCGCTTCGCCAGTACCCGATGGGTAGTTTCAGCATTCAGCAAGCTTACCTGTCGGCAGATATATCGGCTTCGGCAACAACCATTGCCGTACTGGATGCAAGTTCGTTCCCATCTTCTGGAACCATCCTTATAGGAACCACGCAGGTTGAGCAGATCACCTACACCGGCATCACCCCATCTAGCTTTACTGGGTGTATACGCGGGGCAAATGGTTCCACGGCAGCAACTCATTCCCTCTACGACACCGTGACTTTCTTGGCACCCAACCAGATCATGTACCACGAGAACGGTTGCGATGATGGCTCGTTGAATCCTCCTGTTGCCATAGAAGCCTACGTCGAGTCATCTGACTACGATATCGGTGACGGACACAACTTTGGCCTTATCTGGCGGATGCTGCCAGACATCACGTTCGATGGGTCAACCGCAACCAACCCACAGGTCACCCTGTCCGTATACCCGCGCAGGAACTCCGGTTCCAACTACGACGCGGCAGCAGACCCAACCGTCACCCGCACTGCAACATATCCGGTCGAACAGTACACAGGGCAGATTTACACGCGACTGCGTGGGCGTCAGATGAAGATGCGGGTTGACAGCAACAGCACCGGAGTGGCTTGGCAGCTTGGCACCCCCCGTGTCGATATCAGGCAGTCGGGGCGTAAATGAACTTCATCCGCCCACCCAAAGCGCCCAACCTGCCGCTTGCCCCGGCAGAGTACGAGCGCAAGTACACCCACCAGATCAACGACGTTCTGCGGCTGTACTTCACTACCGTCGATAACGCTTTTCAGGCGTTGTTTGGTTCCGGTGCAAACGATTCTGTGGGTGGTGGGCAGTTCCTGAAGTTTCCCTATGGGGCGTTCTCCGACTACACAACGCAGTCCGCTTCCATTATTAACACCCCCTATAAGATGACTTTCAACACCACCGATTACTCTAACGGGGTTACGGTGGTCACCAGCGGTGGCTTTGCGTCACGCCTGACTGTAGGAAACACAGGGTTATACAATCTGCAATGGAGCGGTCAGTTTCAGAACACTGCTGTTCAAGACCGTGATGTCAATGTCTGGATCAGGAAAAATGGAGCCGACATTCCCGGCTCCACTGGTTACATTTCAATACCCAGCAAACACGGCGGTGTAAACGGT